AAACAGTGGGAATAGCGTCCTTGAGCAGCCTTCCAGTTGCCGATATTGCTATCTCCATGCTTCTGGAATAGGTGTAGGTTGTGTTATTGCCAGCGTTCTGGAGCTGCTTAATCGCTGTCCCAGACTGGTTATTAACGCTCTCGCCCATGTTTGCTGCGAACATACCTGACGTGGATGCCATCATTCCCTGCATGGCAGTGGACACTGTTCTAAGACCGGGATTAATCTGCGCCCCGCCCTGCTGCTGGGGAACTTGCGGCATCTCTGGGTCTGGATTGAATATCTGCACCGGATCACTGTTGGTGTTTAAGGTCTGCAGCTCAGACTCATGGCCTAGAGCCTGAGTCGATGTCATCCAGTACTTCGCCCTTGGGGCTAATGCGCCCTCCGCTACCTCTCTTGAGAGTGCATAGTTCATCACTCTTTGAGGGTCAAGCAGCTTCTCTACCACGCCCCAGTAAATTGTTTTTGCCTCATTAATCTTAAAATTGCCGTACACAGGAACAACCGGGATTCGGTTAAATACTGTCTCTTTCTTTTCCTCAAGCCAGTTCTCTGCGTCAAAGAATCGCGAGCATACCCTGTGAGATTTGCGGGTGCGCCTTCTAACCTCGGTAACGCCTAGCTCTGCTAGGTCATCAATGACAGACTCAAAGTCATCATTAACCTCATGCGTTTGGCCGTTGGACATCATCACCAACTCTCTCTCGTGAGACTCGACATATAAAAATTCACCGATTCGGATTACCTCGGCTTTGTCATAGTAGGCTTCGCCCTCTCGATCATCGGACAATGATTGCCCTGACCCTTCAGGCCAGCGGCTGTCGTATTCCTCAACTGAAATCGGGTGAAGCACAAAGCAGTAGCGCGAATCAGACTTATCCTGAAGCTCTGCTGATGGGTCAAACCAGACTCGATCCAGAGGGTTGGCGATCTTTTCAATCATTAAGTCCTGATCAAAAGAATTATCATCCACATACTTTTGCACAACCCGCCAAGCGTCAAAGCCAGATGTGACCATGCCCCTAGCAGACTGACCATAAATCTGGGTTGAGTTGCTCATGTTTTCAATATTGCGAATAAGCCCATCAAATGTGCTTGCAATAGCCTTTGTAGCCTTTCCACCAGCGGGTGATACCCTGATGTCAAAATCAGCCTGCTCTATCTCAGAAGACACCTGAGCGACTATAGGGTTGCACTGATCAAAGGTGTAGCGAGGGTTACCATCGTTGGCATTCCACCAGTACTGTTCCCACTGCCCGGTCCGCTGGTCTAGGAACAGATGGGCCTCTCTGGCGTGTTCTCGCAAGTCATTGTCAGCTTCTTGACTAGCCGTCAAAAGATTGACTACTTTGTCGTGGTCATCATATTTGTCATAAAACGATAGGGTGTCGAATTCAGTTTGCTCGCCTTCCCCCTCTTGATCTAATTCTTTCTTTTCATCTTCCATTTTAACCCCAACCACTAAAATTAAGTTTCACGGCATCTTGTCGCGTTGCTTTGGGCGAGAACATCGCCATCATCAAGGAATCGCCCATGTTTGGCGAAGGTAGCTGATATGGCTTCTTTGCCATATCTATCTTGCTCATAATCTGAATTTTACCACTGTTAGAGCGTTTCTGAGGTATTCGGCAAACCTCACTGCGTAATTGGTCAAGGACATCAATCTCAGAGGATAAGGATATAAGCTCTTCTGGGTTAATGTATTCGCCCTTTTCTACCGCCCTATAGGTCGCATAGAACCTATCCCTTAGCTTCCACCAATACTGCGCCCTCTTGTTAAGAAAGGTGTCTCGATTAGTCTTTGAGTCCCTGCCCGAATACGGTAGCTCGCTATCATCGGGGGACTCCGAACCTCTAAACTGGTGCTTCTGCATCTTAGTTGATTCCAGCTCCTGGTCAACCTGACGCTTCAATGAGATACCCAGCCCATCGCAATCCCACACCAGCCAATCAGCTTGTGCATCTCTAGACTTTTCTAGCGCCCAGTCCATGCCCTCGTTGGAGTCTCCTGTTACCTTCTCGCAGACATCAAGAATGACCGAACCCTTACGCAGAGCAAAGCCCTTACTGTCACCACCCTCATCTGAGGGATCGTGAGAGGCTATAACAGCGCCGCTGGCCTCAAAGCCTAGCTTCTTGTGCGAATCAATCGCCGCATCAAACCATTCAGAGGGAATTATCGAGTCCTGCACATCATCAAGAAAATGACCAGACCAGATATGGCTGAACAAGGCGGGCGACATCCGCGCTTTATCACCCGCCATTTCTCTCAGCAAAACATCTGGGGCAAGCCGGTTGTCCTCAATGTTGATCGATATAATAAGGTGGTCATCATCCTCATAAGAGCCGTCCCTAAGCAACTGCTTCTCGTAGGGCTTGATGAATCGCTGGCTGAATGCGTCAACTGAGGAGCGCGGGTTAGCCGAGAACCATATCTCTGAACCTTCCTCTCGCAGTGTCGGCGTTAAGGCTTTAAGCGAATCAAAGCTAATAGTCTGGGCCTCTTCAACCCAAAATCGTTGGAAACCGTGTGCAGACTTAACAGCTTCAGGATCACGCGCCAAGCCCTTGAATTTAAACATAGGCTCATCATTAAGCAGGATGGCGGTTTTCTGGACACTAAAACCGTTAAGTTTTAAACGATCAATCTCTGCCTTTAAAAGAGAGTGAACAGAGTCATCAATAGAGTTCTGGTACTCGCGAAAGCAAAGCGTCTTTATATTCTTTATCTGTGCATCCATTAGGCACATATTGGCAAAGCTCATGCTCTTGCCGGAGCCACGCCCACCAATGGCTATCTTGAACCTTTTAGGTTCTAGAAAGCGGTTTAGCTTTGCGGGCAGATAAATTTCTGGCATTAATTTTGCATATACATAAGTGTAGAATTTATACTTTAACCAATTTTCTGTTAGCCAAATGACCAGCAGCGACTAGCTTCTTGTTTTGACCTGTATATTCCACTGCATGATGGTGCTTTAAAAGCTCTTTACACAACCATTTCTTGCCCACTTTAAAATCCCCAAGGTATCTACCGTATTTGCCTTTTTCGTGGGTTTTTAGAGTGACCTTTGTACCTACTGGCATAAAGGCTTCTACAAACTTTTTAGCTAAAAGCCCGAATTTCTTTTCTGTTTTATCACGGGTGCGTGATTCGGGAGTGTCAATTCCAAACAAACGAATGCGACCACTACTACCACGAATAACAACATTCCACCCAAGGTCAACATCAACATCAACTGTGTCCCCATCTATAATTTTTACAACAGTAGCCTGGTACTCATACATAAGTATTAGTCAAAATCATATCTGTTACCTCAAGACTGCGACCTTTGACCTGTTTCGCCCACCGGCTGTCCAAAAATTCAACGGCAGCTTCTGAATGATTACCCGCTTTCATATGGCCGAGTGCCTTCTTAAACTTCGCCAGGGTTGGCCCACCCATATTAAAATGGAGGTTTATAACTGCGTCTTTTCTAGCGCCATCCTCAAGGTCGTTGAACCAGGGGTATGTTTTGCTTAATTCCTTAATGCTTGCTTCTATATCGTTCTGCAACATTTCGTCTATCTCACGCATACTCAGACCCGGCCCTTTCCGAGCAGTATCACCGTCTATATTCCTACCGCAGCCAATATGGAGCAGTCCGTTGGTATCCCGGTATCCGTGTCTTTTTACGCCCTCTTGACGTTTAAGCTGTTCAATAAGTTTTTCCATATTACTTTCCACTGTTATTTGCACCAAAGAAGAATGCAGAGATGCCGGATACAAGGCCGCCCAAATACCCAAGCACCAGATTAACAATCGCATCGTCATTAGATTCTGGGTCTTGCATCGTGACAAGAAAAACGTAACCGAGAAAGCCCACAAGCGCCACCATTGCAAACAATTTTGGAATGGGGTCATTACCAAAAACTTTACGAGCATCCTGGGTATCCTCCACCTGTTTCGCAAATACATCCACATTCATTTGCTTCATTTTCAAGGCAAACTCTTTTTCGGCTGCCTTTATTTCTTCTAGCTGTTCTGGTGTAGCTTCTTCGATAGCCTCTTCTATTGATTTTGTATCTGTCTTTTTAATTCCTAACTTGCTGGCTACCATCTTTACAGCCATCCCACCCATAGGGCCACCAATAGCACTACCAAGGCTAGGAGCTAGGGCTTTGAGCAGACCACCAAATTTCATATTTCTGCCACTTCTTCCTCTACTATTTCATCAATCGTGTCACAAACATCAGGAATGGTCACTCCAGATACGACCTCAGTAGCTACCCGGCCAACGGCCCTTATTCCCTGGTAAAGCCCAGAACAGTATAACTCCTTGTTTTCAATCATATCTTCAGAAACAGCGCAGCTAATAAGAAAGGGCATGAAAAGTAACGGAATTAATTTAATCATCCTCGACCTCGTTCATCAGTTTGTTCATCTCTTTAATTTCTTCGTTTGATATTTTGAGCTTCTCGGCCTTACCTTTCTTGGATTGATTCTTTAAAAAGGAACCCAGGCGCTCTGTATAGCCAGCCATGAAGTGGTCTGAAACAGCGTCCGTAATACTTCGGTCATCATCCCGTAGGGTTTTGGCCGGGTCGATATAGTCAGAACCAGAATTAGCGTGATAGAGCATGGTCTGTGAGCTACTTGGCCCAAAGCATAGCTTCGGAATTAAGGCAACCATGTCAGAGCCGCAGACTACTGAAACCTGCTTGTCCAAATCCATAGGACGTTTAAACCCTTTGAAAAAAGTGTTGGGCTTACCAAAGGTAACAAGATTCAGATTCGGATGTTTCTTGTGGAGTTTAGCTGCGCTCAGTTCTGCTAATGCGCCTCCAAGACTATGACCGCAAATTAAAGTGCGTTTCGTGGGATGGATATGCTTCTTGATTTTCTTCCAGACAGACTTGTGAGCCATGACGAATCCTGCATGACAGAGCCTTCCGGCATAAGGCACAGGGATACATAACATATTTACCATCCAATCATTGACCTGTTGAGTTCCCCGAAAGGCAATTACATCTATGGTTTTTCGTTTAATGATGTAGGCGGTGGTGGAAGTGAGTTTTGATTCAATCTTGATGGCGGCTACGATATTGTCATCATAGGCTTTGTTCGCATAACGACAGGCTGTGTTGAGTAGAACCGGGTCAAGTTTCATTAGTAATAGCTCCCAATTACGGTAATAGTTACAATTGTAATCCTAGTCTTGACTGTCATTTAGAGGGTTATCCAGTATTTGTTGGATTCTATCTTCCAAATCATCTCGTACTGCTCTCAATTCTACATCAGTTTCCCTCAAACTGTCATTTACGCGCTCTTCAAGGGCATAGACATCATCGCGTAATTCCCGTGTTGCCGTAGCTACTGTATCATCTGCGCCCCGTGCAACGTCTTCAATAGTGGAAACATCTGCTTCTATTCGGTCAATTTGCTGATTTACGTTATTGAGCATTCTCTGGTTCTGGCTGGTCAGGTCATCAATATCCTGCCGCAAAGATGCCTCTACTGTATCAAGAATTCTTGATTGGTCTGTAAGCCGTGTTTCTAAGACGGCTAAAGCCTCATCATAGCCGCTAAGATCAGGACTGACATACTCAGTAATGGCAGCCTCAGCATCAATTAGCCGCTGGTATACCTCAAAGCCGCCCCACATCGATCCACCAATAGCCCCCAAAAGAGGAACTATAAGGAGTATCTTGCTTCCGCTTATTGTAGCACCTCCAAATTCTAACTCTGTTTTATCGTTCATACTGTTGTCCTACCAAGTCCTGAAAGGTCTGCGCTCCTTGTCCTTGAAAAGCTCTTATATTCCCGTCAACTGGCCTATTACCGCCGTATATCTCCCTTTCTTGATACCACTGGCCTTGGTCTTGAAGCTCTAGCCCATAAACATCAAAGCCTGGAACTCTGGACATCAATAAAATGGTTAGTGTCTGGTCTTCAAAGCCACCGGAGTCCTGTACGTTTTCTAATTGAGACTCAATGCTTTGCTCTATCTCTTCATCGGTCATGGTTTGTAAGGCGCTCTCAGCACGTTGTACTGTACGGCTCTCGTCAACGCTTGGAGGAGCTACATTAAACTGCCCAAAGTCTGGTAGCTGGTTAGAAAGGAATTGCCCTATGCTCTGTCCTGTAGCAATAGCGTCATTGAAGTCCTCTTCAAACTTCATTTCTGTCACTGAGGTAGTTAACTCCTGCATGATTTCAACTTCCTCGGTGGAAGTCTCTTCAGTGCTTTGGGTAACTACTTGGTTAAAGCTCTGTACTGGGCCGCTTGAAACAATGTCCTCTATCACCTCAATCTCTGAATAAAAGAAGCCTGTATCACCAAAGACATCCGTAGAACTTCCGGTATCCATGCTTTGCTGAAAGGATGTCTGTCCTAACTGAGCCAACATCATAGGCATAGCAGATGTTTCTGCAACTATGCTTAATGCCAGTTTAGTGATGTCCACTGCCACCCTTTCCGGTTCTTTGATTTCAGGAATGACCTCCTCTACTACAGCTATTACTTCTATAGGCGCTTCAAGCTCTACAACCTCAAATATTTCTTCAATCTCTTCCTCAAAGACTTCCACAATGGCAATCAGTTCCTCTTCAAATATTTCCTCGATTATTGGCAATGGGTCAGGCTCTAAGGCTACAAACACCTCTTCCGCTTCCTCTACCACAACTACATATATGGGTTCAGGTTCTTCCATACCTGGATTCTCATCAACCGTAGGCCCACCGTAAGTGGTATCTACATCACCATAATCTATATCATCAGCTACAACGTCTATTTCGTAGTAATCAGTTAGCTCATCGTCATCCACAAAGTAATAATCAGACACCTCATCGCCAAATACGACATCGCTGTAGTCCTCGGTGACTGTGGCTACGAATGTCGCTTCCCAATACCCGTCACAAGATGAATCATAGGTAGCATCTAATCCGCATTGTTGAGATAAATAGGCAACCGCATAGCCTGAACAGTTTGAATCGTAAAGCACATTAATTCCGCACTGTTGAGCAAGATAAGCCGCTGCATAACCACTACAGGCAGAATCATATAAGGAACTGATACCACATTGTTGCGCTAAATAGGCTGCTGCATAGCCAGAGCATGATGGGCTATAAAGCTGGTTGGCATTGCACATATCCGTGAGTGACCCAGAATAAAGCGATCCACCCCCTTCCAAGACGTTTCCACTGAAACTAGCATCAAACGAATCCCAGTTATTATGCCCGCCTGTCCCGTCATCAAAGTACCGGAAGGTCTTATGCAGGGAACTGGACTGCTGTTCCCCGATTAAGACATCGTGCTTGGTAATATCCAGCGCACCATAGCGGTATTCGTAGGTGTCGTTTGCCCAGAGAATTGCCTCAAAGTTATTGTTACCCCTGTGGTTTGGATAGGAATATTCTTTCATCCCATACCAGCCAAAGACAACATAGTCGTCAAACGACTTAAATAGCATCTTTGAGCTGTTGTTTCGTATTAAATCTGTCCAGAACGGATACAGCGTTTCGTCTTTATACGGGAGAGGTTGAGGTGTGTAATCGCTGCAATTAAGACCTGAAAAGTTGACACAGCCATTGGTAGACATCTTTGCCTTACTGTAGGAATTACCCCATATATCAAAGTTAAAACCAAAATCAGGACTCCAGCCAGAAACTTGGTCATCACCAGCGTTCATGTTCGTAGTCCCAGACATACCTGACAGGTCTATAAGTGACTGAGAGCCTTCATAGATATACGCCGTAGGGTCACTTGTACTCGCACCGTAGGTGCAGGAACAAAAGAGTAGGGCTATTAACCATCTCATCTGCATCCGCGAGTTCCTCCACGGGCCTGACAGTTTCTATTATTACGACTTCTGTTTTCGGTATCCTCTGGGGCTTGGTCAGGGTTAGCTTCCCACGCTAATGCTGCCTCTTGACCAATCATTCCATCATAAGGGCAAGGTGTACCAGCCATCTGCATTGCTGAGAAAACCCTAAAGTCCTGGCACATAAGACTCACCGCCGCGACTCGCATCCCCATGTCGTATAAAGTCTTGCCCAGTTTTATCCTCTCGCAGTTTTTATCGGTAATAGACTTTCCCGCAGAGAAGCCAAGTATCTGCGTCTGAACTGCTCCTGATATGCCTGTAGTGCATAAGTCTTGGGAATAACTAGAACCTATAGAGGGCGCTATGGCACTGGGCGGTGGTGTCTCGATGCGCTGCGTGACTCTCTGGGTTGTGGTATTAGTGGAATTATTAGTATTTGTATTATTGCTGGTGTTGTTTGAAGTGTTATTAGCATTACTGCTTATCTCACTGGTGCTTTGCGAGACATCGGTGGAACTACTGACATTAGTGTTTGTGTTATTACTTGTTGAATTCTGGGTTACATCACTTGTATTTTGGTTGACGTTATTTGAATTACTGCTGTTATTTATTGTTGATGTATTGGTGTTATTGCTTGTTGAATTATTTGTATTGTTACTATTGTTTGTATTTGAGTTGTTAGCAGTAACCGTTGTCGAGTTCTGATTGACGTTCAGGCTGTTATTGGTGTTCGTATTATTTGATGTTGATACGTTAGTGTTATTGGATGTGTTGTTTGTAGTCGAATTATTCGTATTGTTTGAAGTGTTCAGATTTGTATTGACGTTGGTATTTTCGTTGACGTTTGTTGATGAGCTAGTCGTGGTATTGATATTAGTGTTGGTTGCCGTAGAAGTAATATCAGTCTCATTATCCGTATTTACATTAGTGGTAGTTGTCTCCTGCGCAAACACGGGAGAAGCCGCCAGCAACAGGGTGAAAAGTAATTTTCTCATCACTCACAATGACCTCCTTTTATCCTAAACGACTCTGATTTTGTAGTTACCCGCACCCACCGCAGTAATTCTAACCTTATCACCCGCAGGAGCGTCAAAGTTGTAATCAGTACCCAGTATCGCGCCTTGATTCAGGACGGCTGCATCGTAGTTCATTGCCGTCCCTGAATATGTAGGCACTGAAGTCCCTGTGTCGATGTACATGATAACTGCGAAGTCTAAGTTTGTGCCGAGCGATATTTGATTAGCATCAGTGATAGCGTTTAGCGTGGTGCTGTTCATTTTATTTGTGCTATACGGTACTGTGCCAGTTGTTGAGTATTGGTAAACCGCTGTGGCAGGATATGGGCTATCAACAATATACATTTTAGCTCCATCATCATTAAAAGCAATTCCTTGTGGGTTACTGACCTGTGACGCTGCTGAAAAACTAACATCATAAACAGCACTAGTTATGTCAAATCCGGGAGATAAATTATAAGCGTTAACATCATCTCCATCCGTTCCAATAACAAACATTTGAGTTCCATCTGCACTAAATACAAACCCAGATGGGTTTGTTTCTTGAGACGCTACGCTAAAACTCACAGAGTCATAAGAAGCTGTTGATAGGTCAAAGGCTGAAGAAAGACTGTATTGATATACCGAATCATTTTGTCTGCCTATTAAAAACATCTTAGTCCCATCGGCATTAAATCCTATTTCTCTTGGGCTATTGTCTTGTGCTGAGATAAGAAAACTCACAGAGTCATAAGATGCTGTTGATAAATCAAAGGCTGAAGAAAGACTGTATTGATAAACTCTAAAATTGTTTAATCCAATCGCGTAAAACTTAGTGCCATCATCATTGAAAACAAAGCCTTCCATATTGCCATCTTGACTAGAAAGACTAAAGCTCACAGAGTCGTAAGATGCTGTTGACACATCATAGGCTGGAGAAAGACTGTATTGGAAAAGCGCATCTCCAGTGACACCATTCATGTACATCTTAGTTCCATCTAAGTTAAAGCGAACACTTCTCATCTGGGTGTCTTGTGAAGCTGCGTTAAAACTCTTTGAGTCATAAGCCGCACTGGATATTAGATAATTAGCAGCCACAGTTAATAACATACTATCCCGCAGAGCTTGAATCTCAGTATTAACTGTTGCGCTAGTCCAAGTGGTAGAAGCATAAGTCGTATTGGTATTGTACTGCCACGTTCCACCACTAACTCGCGCTATAGGTCTAACGCCGCTTGTGTTATCCAATACACTCCACGTAGTCTTGTCATCGTTAGAAACTGCGTAGAACACATTGCCGTCACCGACAGCATTAGTAGCCGTCAGAGAGTTGATGTCTGTCCAATAGGTTGAGTCAATGTTGGAGCCTATGCAGGGTTGATAGCCTGTTGGTATTGATATAGAGCCTGTTGAGTATTGGTAAACAGTGTCGTTCTGTGTCCCTATAATGAACAGCTTAGTTCCCCCTAAACCAAAAGCTAATCCTTTCGGATTATTCTCTTGAGAAGCTACAGAAAAACTAATAGAGTCATACGAGCCTGTTGAAACGTTAAATGCTGTAGAAAGGGTGTACTGGAACACGCTATCGTTAGTTGTGCCAATAATGAACATTTTAGTTCCATCACTGTTAAAAACTAAATCGCTCGGCCCAGTATCTTCGCTTCCAATATCAAGACTTAAAGAAGCATAAGACGCGGTGCTTACATCAAAGCCCGTTGATAATGTGTATTGATAAACAAATCTATAACTTGTTACATCACTAACAACGTACATCTTTGTGCCGTCACTATTAAAAGCGACTCCTCTTGGCTGGGTTGTTTCTGATGAAACAGAAAATGCGTCTACAAAAGAAGCTGTTGAAACATCGAACCCTGTGCTTAGTGTGTATTCATTAACATCATCGCCGGATGTCCCAGTGACAAACATCTTCGTTCCGTCTGTGCTAAATGCCAAGCCACACGGGTCAGATTCTTGTGAAGCGACAGAAAAACTATCTACAAAAGAAGCTGTAGATAAGTCAAATCCTGTTGTTAATGTATATTCGTTTACGTCCTGACCTGAACCCCCAAGAACAAACATCTTGGTTCCATCAGCATTAAACGCCATGCTCTCTGGGCCAGTGTCTTGAGAGGCAACACTAAAACTAACAGAGTCGTAAGATGCGTCAGATAATGAATAAGTGTTATCATAAGCGCTAGTCTCCAACACATCAGCCACAGCGTCATACACCACGGCATACATTGACCAATCACCAGAGGCGGCAGTCGCTGTTGAGCTTGGTGCTGTTGTCTCAGAGTATGTGCCTGTAGTGGCTGTTAGGATTAGAACGCCAGAGTTGATTTCAATGGTCTTGCCTACGTCTGTTGAAGCGAATGAGCCTGTGCCTAGACTTAGGAGTAGAGAGAGTGCGTACTCGTTAACGTCATTTCCAGTATCCCCAACAACAAACATCTTACTGCCCGCTGGATTAAATACTATGCCTTGAGGGGAAGTATCTTGTCCTGAAATATCAAAGTTCTGAGTATAACTGGCTGTTGAAACATCAAAGCCTGTAGTTAATGTATATTCGTTTACGTCATTTCCAGTATCACCAACAACATACATCTTGGTTCCATCAGAATTAAATGCTAGTCCTGTTGGGGCGGTATCTTCTGAGTTG